GTTCAATTTTTCACAGATGTTTTTATAATAATAAGTCACCTCAGGCGCCAAATTTGCCATAGATAATATTTTCTTTTTAGCAACAATAAATTGAGTGTCGTTTGTAAAATTCATCCAACGAGATAGGCCTGTTTGATTTACAATCTCTCCGACTTCCTCATTAAACTGCGTAGTTTCATTTATTGCCATAGGTCTTTCAATAATAAAAGCATCCTTATATTCTTGGACAATCTTACATACTACATCTTCACCATTATCCATTTTAATGACTTTAAAGGGGTTTGTGATTTGTTGATTTTCCATAGTACTATTTATGTAATTTTACCGGTATGATCTCGTAATTGAATTCTTCTTTATTGTAAATTTCAATACGCTCTTTAAAATGTTTTAAAGTATAGTTCTCTCTATTATTATAACTCAAATCATCGCTAATGTCAAATACATTTAGTACATTTTTATCTTCAGCCGTTCGTAATCCTCGACCGATAGACTGTAGAACTTTTATTTGAGATTTGTACGGACTTGCAAAGATAATATTGTGTAATCGTTTTATATTAATACCTAAAGAAAATGTCCCATAACTTGCAACTATTATAGCATCATTTTCTTTTTCCACCAACTCTCTAGCCTTTTCTCTATCCTCTGTAGGTGTAGCTCCATGAATGAGATGTATGGATCTACCTTCACATCTATCAACAATCATTAAGCATAAAGGTACTAATTGCTTCTCGATGTACTGTGCAAGAACAAGTGTGTTACCTTCTAAGTCTCTTACTAGTTTAGAAATGAATAGGTTTCTTTGTCTATTTGTTGCTAGATATTCCATCTCCTCTTGATACGTTCTAGTCATTCTATTATCTTTAACATGATCTAAAACTATACAACTAATTTGTAGATTAGACAATTCACTTCTTTTAATAAGTTCTGAGGTCGTGGTAACTTGTTTACACCTGGCAAATAAACCTTCTAATACTAATTGATGTATCTCTGTGCCGTCTAATGTTCCAGTAGTGCCTATACGATATTTACAATCGAGGAGTTTTGTCATTATGCCCGTTAAACTTTTAGCTTTGGCTAAATGACATTCATCTATAAACACAGCTCCAAATTGATTAAAATACGATCTAGGCATCTTATAGATTGATTGCCATGTAGATATAACAACCTTTTTATCAGAATTTTTATCATATCCCGAATATAACTTATGACAATATTCTTCTGGAGACCAACCATAGTCGGCAAAGTCACCATACATTTGTTCTACTAAAGATGTTGTTGGTACAACTACAAGAATTTTCTTATCGGCCAGCAAATCGACATAGTACCGAATCAACGCATATATAATAAATGATTTACCAGAACCAGTAGGAGAAAGAATAAGTCCCCGATCATTATTAATGACATGGTGTATAGCATCTAATTGATAGTCTCGTACTTTTAGGTCTTTAGATATTTTATTAACAAATTTCTTTATTAACTCTTTATCTATATTTCTTGACGCCCAGAGTCCTTCTCCGTATTCGATTGGGAGGTATCCCTGCTGTTGGAAAAATTTTCGGATATAAGGAAATAATCCCACATATATCTTACCAGTAGCAGTATTGAATAAACGAATACGACCGTCCCACAAACGATTTCTAACCGACGGCATAAAGCTTGCATTTGGTACTTGGAAGGTAAAAAATTCCGAAAGTTCTCTAGCGATTGCCGGTTCAGTTTTAATTCGGAGATAGACTTCATTGAATTTTTCAATTTTTACTTCCATGGGCTCCCACAGAACCAACCAACTAGGCTCCTTCTAACTCCCTTCGTTACTGGGGTAACTCTATGCCAATAGTGTGGATGAAAGAAAACAATATTTCCCTGTTTTTCTTTAAATCTCTGTATATTACTTTGGTGGGCTGGACCACCCATCTCAATCTCTAACTCTCCACCTTCATATTCTTCAGGTTCGTTTAGCCACATTGTCATGCTATATTTTCTAATTTTTCCTTCCATATCCTCTCTACAATCAATGTGCCAATTATAAAATTGTCCTTCTTCATATACAGTATATTGTAATGCTTCTAAAGCATCAATATCAAACCCAAGCTTCTTATGTATTGGTCCAAACAAATGAACTATCTGTTGGCATATTTCATTTTTTGCTATCCAACTAATTTTACAATCTCTAGATTGTATATCAGGCGCAGCATTATCCACTTCGGCTTCCATAAATCCAGCAGCCTCTCCTTCTTTTATAACGTCACTTACAAAATCATTATTATTGTATTGTGGCGTTACTACATACCAGTCATTCTCCATGTAAAAATTTCTTCCATTCTATTGTGTTGCGGATAGTCCAATTTCTGGTATTGATCTCTTTCAACACTCGTTCAGTATATTCTACCATCATCTTTATATACTCTTCCTTTTGACCTATTTCTTGGTACTCTGAATCTGATTCTATATACATTACAACATCAGCCTTGAGAATCTTTAGATCGAAAGGTTTTTCTTGGTAAATTTCTGGAGGGGACTTGCCTGTATAATATTCCCACTTATCACGATAGAGAGATTTTCTTTCATCTCTTACCTTTTTTAATTGCAAGCAAAATTGTGTGTAGAATTTTAAATACTTGTTATGTATTTGTGGGGTCCTGATACTTTCAATATCAAGTTCGGTATCATCTATTTTTAAATCAACATCAACCATCTGTTGCAGTTCATCAAATCTCATTATATATCCTCATAATGTGGAAGGGTAGTGCCACCCATCATTTAGCTTTCACCTATTTTTGCTTCTACTAAAATTTGTAAGAAGATTAATTCTTGGGAGTGGACTTACCTACCCCTCCAGAAGTATTTATGCTTGAGTAAAGTCAAAGTAAGAATAGGAAAATGTAGCACTTGCAGTCAAATAAACAGCATCAGTGTCTTGCACTGAAAATTCTAAACCACTTAAAGCATTCGGCCAAGCATCTTTCAGCGAAACTCTAACAACTGGGTTATTTTTATTACTTAAAACTGTTAATGCAATATCACTATATAACTTTCTATCACCTGTCAAATCAACCCCATCAGCTCTTTCCTGGGCCTTAAATTGTGCATGGGATTCTGGGAATGCTATACTAACCATCCAATCAAAAATTTCTTGATAATTTAGTAAGTTCTCATCAACGATGAATGTCATGGTAAAATCTTCAAATTCCATCTTATCACCCACCATTGCAATATCTGCCAATCTAGTAGGTATGGGAGTACCTGCTATACTCACTCCTGGTAAATTTACTCCAGTACAAAAATATTGTGCTAAAGGAAAATTTCCTAATGTAACCTGAAATTGACTACTTTGGCTATAGTCAAACGAATCAGGTTGCCTTCTTAAAGCGTCTATTGTAGCCATACTACTATTTATAAGAGACCAAACAAAAAAAGACCCCGCCGAAGCGAGGTCTTTTCAATGTACATCCTTATAATTATTATTATGTGAATGTTTATTACATTATGTTTGCAACTTGAACTCGTCTGTAGTATGTGTTCAGGTTCCCAGCAGCTGGGTTCGTGAGGTCAATTGCGCCGGCGCCATTCGATGTTGCGAACGGGTTAGCGACCATACCATAACGTGTTTTGAAGCCGATCTTCGGCTGGAAGGTGTTCTCACCAACGGCACGGACCATCTGCAATGGGACGTACGGACAGTAGAAAATACCAGCGTCATAAGGCGAAGAACCTCTATATCCAACAACGTAGAACTTTGTAGCAAGACTGTTGTTTGAATACGGATCTACATAAACCTTAAAGCGACCGTTAAGCACACCAGCAAACGTATTGCCTGTGTCATCGACGGCGAGGTTATCAGAGAGTCCACCGGACACGTCTAATAGACCAGCCATTGACAAAGCAGAAGCTACGTCAGAATCACATAAGATTACATTACCCTTACCGCGGCGTGTATCAATTGCGACTGCATTAGCATCACGTTCGATTGCAAACATCAAACCTTTGAATTTCTCAACTGACCAGCGACCGTTAGAGTCTGTATCAAGATCGAAAATACCAGCAGTAGTCGTATTGTATGCACAACCAGCCTTGGCTGTCGTGTAAATGGTACGTACCACTTCTCGGTTAATTTCTGCAAGGATTTCAGATGATAGAATGTTGGCTAACTCTGTTTCAGCATCTAGACCATGAATGGCTTTAAGATCCTGAGCAAGTTCCATTGTGTACTCAGCCTTGAGGGCACGTGAAACAGCTGTCACGGTTACCTTATCAATACTGAATGCCATCTCTGCAAAAGAGTTGGCTGCGGCATCACCCAAGGTCTCGCCTTGAGCAGTTGTTAGACCAGTTGCAGTTACGACTGCACTCATATCATTGAGTACGTTGTCACCTGTATGATCGACGCCCTGTAGATCACCTGCGGCATCTTCTGCCGAGAAATCTGTATCAGCTTGTGTCATAAAAGCTTCTGTACCAGCTTGGTTGGTATAACGTGACTTCATCGCAAAGATGAGGCCTGTTGGGCCGGACATAGGCTGGACACCACAAACGTCATAAGCAATCAAATTAGGCATTGCTCGGCGGATCAGAGAAATTAGAATTGGATCCCAATTTGCTACTTCACTGCCTGTATCGTTTGTAGGAGCTGCCTCTTGCAAGAAAGCACGATCTTCCGACATCGACCGTTCTTGGTTTTCCAGGATAACTGTAGTCACAGCACGCTTATACTGATCTTTGATCTCTGGGAGATCAGGATGATCTAGGACTGGCTGCCACTTTTCCTGTAGGTGTTCTGTGTTGAACATTTTTGGATATCTCCTTAATTTTACTTTATTATTATTTATAAAAATCTCTATTTCTGCAAAGTTCTACTTCTCTAAAGCTCGTCCAAACTTTTCAGTTTTCGAGATTGCAGTCATATAAGCAGCCATTGAATTACTCAAATCGCCCTGTTGATTATATACAGCAGGTGCTGCCTCAGCTTCGTCATCCTTCGAGAAAGCGTGTCGTGGGAAATAACTTTCCTTAATCGTCTGAAGTTTCTTTTTAAAATCATCAGAATCTTCA